GCCCAGGCTGCTTCAAACCCAATCTCATGGACACACGCTTCGTGGTTACCCCATAAGCGTCTAAAATAAGATTCATACGTGTCCATTATTTCTTTTTCTTGCCAAGATTCGGGAATCAGCATACCTTTGACCATCCAATAGTAACGATTTGCTTCTTTGAGTTGAAAGTATGTCATACTGTATTTACAGTAGACTTAGATTATAGCGTTAACATTAACCGATAGTAAAGCCGTATCCAACACCACCTGACACTGCTGTTGAAACTTCTTGTTCTAGTTTTTCCATTTCACTTTGTGCTTCAGCTTTTAGTGTATCACCATTAAGTGTTGATCCGCCTTGTGGGCCAGCAATCGTAGCAAACTTACCACGTGCTTCGCCTAACATAAATTTACAACTAGCAAGTGTGTAATCTTTAATCCATTGCTTTGCTAGATAATCGTCTAATAATGCTTCGTCTGAATGATAGTTGTAAACATAAAGAAGTAAATCTTCTTCTGCTCTTGGACGTTGTAGTAGTGTTAGTTGTTTAGTTTGTGTATTCCATTTAAATTCAATAAACGAACCAAACATACGTCCTACTAATTCTTGGTATTGTGAGAACATGTCGTATGTTGCTAGTCCTCCCATATTAGAACTTGCTAACAAGTATGTGTTTGTATATGCCATGTTGAACGGTTCAAACAATGTGCCGCCATCGCCGCCACCTGTTCTCGAACCAATTGATCTACGGAATAACTTTCTAACTTCTACCACTTCTTTAGGAAGTGTGTACGTGTTTTGATCTATAATAGTAGGCATAAACATGTATGATTCTTCAACACTATTATCACTGCGTTGTCTAAATTTAGACAGTGCTTTGTTTAAAGCAGTTTCGTAATCAATAGGATCTAATTCAACATCAACCATGCCTCCGCCAAGAAAGGCGTGTACGTAATCAAAAATCTCTTGTTTCTGTGTTGCTAAGTTTGCCATATTATAGAAGTTCTCCATATGTATTTATCTAACGATAAATATGTATATGCCAAGACTATCGTTATACAAACCAGAGAAGGGCAAAGACTACGAATTTCTAGATCGACAGATTCTAGAGATGTTTACTGTGGGCGGTACAGACTTACACGTTCACAAGTATCTAGGTCCTGATAATCCAGATGAAGCAGATGCTACTGCTGACCAGCCTCGTTACGATGCTGTAAAAGAAACAAACATACAAGACTTACTGTTTTTAGAGAACAGAGATAGAAAGTATGATCCAAACATTTATACAATGCGTGGCATTTATAATGTGCAAGATGTAGACTTTAACTTATCACAGTTTGGTATGTTTTTAGATAACGATACATTATTTTTAACAATACACATTAATAGCAGTGTAAAGACACTTGGTAGAAAGATTATGCCCGGTGACGTGCTTGAACTGCCTCATATGAAAGACGAGTATGCACTTAATGATTACAAAGTTGCATTAAAACGTTTTTATGTTGTAGAGGATGTTAACCGTGCTAGTGAAGGATTTACTCCTACATGGTATCCTCACTTATACAGACTAAAACTAAAACAAATTGTTGATAGTCAAGAATTTAAAGAGATACTTGATCTTCCAGCAGACGAATATAATGATAACGGCGACACATTAAGAGATATGCTTTCTACATATGAGAAAGAAATGCAAATTAATGATGCTGTAGTTAATCAAGCAGAAGCAGATGCACCTAGATCAGGTTATGATATAAGTCATTACTATAATCTAGAAGTAACATCAACTGAAACAGGCAGTGATGTACAAGTAACACAAGTAAACAGTGATACAACTAGTGCTCCTCCAAGTAAGCCAGGATATGATGGTTACTTACTTGGTTCAGACGGTGCACCAAACGGATCTAGCTTTGGACATGGAATTAAGTTTCCAGATGTTCCAACAGAAGGTGATTATTTCTTACGTACAGACTTTTTACCGCAACGTATGTTCCGTTATGATGGTAGTAAGTGGGTCAAGTATGCAGATTCTCAGAGAATGACAATGACAAATACAAACGACAGACTACATCAGAAAGGTACGTTTGTTAATAATAACAAATATACATATACTAATAAAGTTAAACAAGACAGTAAAGTATTTACAAAAGGAACTACTGTAATTCTTACTGATATAGATTATCCTATAACTGCAAATTACTTAGAATTAAAATTTGAAGTTTACTCTAAGCATTTTGTACTAGCAGATGAAACTACTTTAATAACTGACAACGGCGGCAAAGTACAAATTAATCTTGAAGCAGTTGACGCATTAGAATATGCAGGCCAATGGTCCGTTATATTCTGGAATGATAGAGAGAACGAAAGACAGAGTCTTAGCCAGGCTCTTAGACCTAGGGCAGATAACTAATGCAACATTTTTACGACGGACAGATAAGACGATACCTAACACAACTTGTAAGAATGTTTAGTGGGTTTTCGTATCAAGACGGCAAAGGCAATTTAACACAAATTCCTGTAATGTACGGTGATATTACTAGACAAGTTGGTAGTATTATTAGAGATAACTCCGAGAACAAAATACCAAGTGCGCCTCGCATGGGAATATATGTAGGCGGGTTAGAATTAGATCGTACACGTTTAGCAGATAGCAGTTATACTAATAAAGTTAATATTAGAGAACGTGCTTTTGACGAATCAGGTAACGAATATCTTAATAAGTCTGGTAAAAACTATACTGTTGAGCGTTTAATGCCGACTCCATATACACTTACAGTTAATGTAGATTTATGGAGTACAAACACAGATCAAAAATTACAAATACTTGAACAAATATTAATGTTGTTTAATCCTAGTTTAGAATTACAAACTACAGACAACTACTTAGACTGGACAAGTTTGAGTGTTGTTAATATGGACGGAATTACTTGGAGTAGTAGAAGTATTCCAGCAGGAACAGAAACAGAAATTGATGTTGCTACAATGACATTTACTACACCTATTTTTATTAGTCCTCCTGCTAAAGTTAAACGCCTTGGTGTTGTTACTGATATTATTAATAGAATTGCAGGTAGTGTAGATGACTTACTCGAAGAACTAGGCGATCCATCTGCACCGGCTGTAGCAATGGACAATACTAACCAAAACGGTAAGTCTAATGTTAGAACAGGTCTTGCTGTTACTGACACAGGCGAAATACAAAGAATTAAACAAAGCAGTGATTGGCAGTTAGGAACATCTTTAATTGCTATTAGGAAGACAGCCTATCAAAACACCGAGCTGCTTGTAATGAATAATACACTACAATTAATTACTAAGGGTATACTAGGTGCTAAAACATGGCCAGAATTTATAGAAGCATTTCCTGATACATTTGTTGACGGTGTGTCACAAATAATATTAGGTAGATCAGATTGGCCTTATGACATTGTAGGTACTATTGCTGTAGATCAAACCAATCCTAAACAAGCAATCGTAAACTGGGACGAAGATACACTTCCAACTGATACTATTATTACAAGTGATCTTGGCTCAAGAAGTAAAATAGATTATATTATTGATCCTACAAAATCAAATCCATTAGATCTTATTAATACAACACCAAGACCTAGAATACTATTATTAGGACCAATTGGCGATCCTATTAACACAGATGGAGCAGATGCTTGGAAGAACAATGACAATTCAGACTTTATTGCTGATATGAATGACATTGTTGAGTGGGATGGCTCTAAATGGAATATTATATTTGATGCGTCTGAATCTGCAGACAGTACTACAACATACACTACTAACCTAAACACAGGTGTTCAATACAAATTTAATCAAGGTGAATGGTTATTGAGCTTCGAAGGCGAATATCCAAACGGCGCTTGGCGCATTGAATTCTAGTATAATTACTAGTATGAACGAGATAGTTTGTAGTGGTGCATTATTTTATGCACTAGATACTAGTAGATTTTTATTTTTGCACAGAGCTCAAGGCAAGCACAAGAATATGTGGGGACTTGTTGGCGGAACCAACGAAGGTGTTGAAACACCTTGGGAAGGTTTAAAGAGAGAAATTCAAGAAGAAATTGGTGACTTACCTACAATCAAAAAAACTATTCCGTTAGAAACATTTGTATCTAATGATACACGTTTTAAATTTCACACATATCTCGCAATTATCAATAATGAATTTATACCACAACTAAATAATGAGCATAACGGATATGCATGGGTAAGTTTTGGTAATTGGCCAAAAAGTTTACATCATGGATTACGTAATACCCTACAAAGTAAGAACAATTTAAGTAAATTAAATACTGTATTACAAGTAGTAAATTTATTGGAGGATCAATAATGGCAGCTTTTATAAAAGAAATGCCTCGCTTTAAGAAAGATTGTGAATACTACACCAGTATTATTGAGAAGATGCCTATTGGCGCAAATAAACAAAAGTTAGAATCAATATACACTGACTTTTTATTAAAAGTAGAAGCGGTGGACAGCAGCGTCCACGATATGGCAACTGGTATGGTTGCTGTTGGATTGCAACACGGTACCTATGTAGAAGAACTTAAAAAAGTTAGATTACGTTTAGATTCAGAAATTAAAAAAGTTGCAAAAAATGTCTTGGATAAAAAATAAGTTCGGAGACAAGGTCTTTGAATCAATTTCTAAACTAGCAGAAGATGTAGTTGCAGATGACGACTTGCATAAAACAAGATACAACATCTGCAACGACTGCGATAAATTAAATAAGATGAAATTTTGTAACGAATGTGGCTGTTATATGCCTGTTAAATCAAAATTTAAAATTTTCAACTGCCCACTTCAAAAGTGGTAGCATCAATAATTGACGACACTATAGTATTACTGTCAAAATCTAAACTAATAATATCGCCCACACGATTAATTTTAGCAGAGTTATCTAACATACAATTATTAACAGTAAAACTTTTATTAGTAATCCAGTGTTCAGGATCAATTGTAAATTTATAATTCTGACGATCTATACTAAAGTCAGGAATATTTTCTTCAGCACTTTTAATTTTATCAATATGGTCTATTTTTTCATAAGACGTTGATCTACACTGAACATTAATTAGATAAAAGCCCGGGCCATAAAGACTTTCTAAATTTTCTACACTACCCTTGCCAATCATTCCTAAAGACTTATATTCTTTTATGTCGTCTTTAGAGAAATGTAATATAGTATGTCCAACTGGCTTCCATAAAGGCGTTGCACCGTTAACAAAATCTAACCATAGATTAATTTCGTCAAAACTAAAACTGCCAATTAGAATATCATTTCTGTATCCCATACCACGACTCCAAAAATTCTGCATGGTTAGGAAATAGTTCTAGTTGTTGTTCTGTAACAAAATTGTACTTGTCCCAAACCATTTTACCGTACTCTAATACTTCTTTAGGTACTTCTATATCAACGTTATCATATGCACCTAACCCATATAATAATTGGAACCATTGTCCTGCATGAAACATTGTATATAAACCTTGTTCATTTAATAGTTTAGGAGGATTAGGAACAAACTTACTTAACACACCAGCAGCACTTGACGGAATTTGTATGTTGTGTACTGCTTCCCAAAAAGGTGTGTCATTCTTTTTAGCAAAATGATAATGTAAAAATACAAAATCAATAATTTCTCTTACAAGTGTATTATAGTCTTCGCTTAGTTTACTAGCAACTTCGTCGCTATAATAACCTTGAGTTTCATTTAACGCTCTAGTTAAACTTTGTACACCTTTAGTTGTAAATGTAATACCTGTTGCTTCTAGTGGTTCAACAAATGCTGCTGCAAGTCCTGTAGCAAATACATTCTTTAAAGCAATGTTTGCGTGTGTGCCAGTTTTCATAGTTAAATGATTAGCAGGTTGATCCCATTCACCAATAGCACTACGGAGTTCAAATTCTGCTTCTTCAGGTGATATAAATTTATCACTATAAACGTATCCATTACCTATTCTACTAAATGTAGGAATAGTCCAACGCCAGCCAGCATCCATTGCTGTTGCTTTTGTATACGGGTGCATTTCATCTGCTTTATTTGTATAGTCTGTTGGCATTGCTACTGCACGATTACATAATAAAATATGATCAATTGGCACAAAAGGTTCGCCTAGTGTTTTTTCTAACAGTAAACTTTGAAACCCTGTACAGTCAATATACAAGTCTCCGCTTAGTATTCCATTTTCTTTTGTTTGTAAACCAATTACACCTTCGTCGTTGTGATATACTTCTGTTATTTCGTCATCATAATATGTAATTAAAGGTTTAACTTTTTGTGATAACATTTCAACAATATCGTTTGCTCTAAAATGCACTGCGTCCCATGTATCATATAAACTATGTGCATAATCTAATTTTTCATTATGATACTTAGGACTTTTATTTGCTTTACCTAAACGATATGACGGAATCCAATCTACAAATTCTTTTTTATCTTTCTTTGAACCTAATACGTAATCAGACATTAATACATTGTTACCTAATACACCAACATCTGAAGTATCATTATCGACAAATACTGCATTGTCTGCCCAGCCATCTAATTCAACACCTAGTTTAAATGTTGCGTCTGCAATAGGCATCCAGTCTTTAAGTTCTAATCCACACTCTTCTAAAAACTTTGCAGTAAAAGGTTGTGTTCCTTCACCTACGCCAATTATTCCTTTTTTAGTAGATTCGATTAGTGTAATTTTTACACTGGGTGGTAGATTATTACGTAGATGTGCTGCTGCCATCCAACCTGCACTTCCGCCACCTGCGACTATAATATTGTTAATAATTCTATTCATTAAAACTTTGTCACCACGTAAATGTTATATTTGTCTGTTTGCTCTTGGTATTTAATTTTATAACTTTTACTTTTAATTACTTCTGATAAATCGTTTATGTCAATTAATGTAAAAGTTTGATCTGCTATATTATCTATGTTATTAAAATATTGTTGTAAATCGTCTTTAACAACGTGATTTAAAATTATACTTGGACGCATACGTAGTAACTCGGGTGTTAATTCGTGTAATTCAACTTCAAGTGTTTTAAAGTTTTTTACATTTGCTTCGTGTAAATTTTTAAACAACTTGCTTTTATTACTAGTTGGCTTTACTTGTTCAACATCGTCAATAATATTAACTACGTTATAATTGTCTAAAGCAATACCAAATGAGTTAGTATTCTTTAGTGCTTGTGCAAACAGTTCTCCACTACCAGAACCTATTTCTAAATATCTAGCATCTGACAGTTTGTTTAATTGATTTAATAATACTACTAAATCAAATTTATTTTCTTTGATAATACTGCTAAATCTATCTTTTGTTTTTGTACTTACTACACGATCACAGTAATTACAATCCCAACAATCAAACTTACAGTTTTTAATTTTTTGTCGCCATGCATTAATTGGAGAGCCTTCAATGTGCATTTCTGACAAATACTCATTATAATTGTCCCACATAATTTCTTTGCCTTCTGCAAAGTTTTTTACTATTTCCATAGTTTCAAATAAACGAGGAACACTTTCTCTACCATGCATTTTAAATACATCAATACCAAGGTCAATATATTCTAACCAGTCTTCTCTCCAAGGACTAAAGTTTGCTTTTTTAAGAACGTGTCCCGGATCATCTCTATCCCATGCAGGGCAACTAAACGCACTTAAATCTGTCATAAAGTATGTAGGTTGTAATGCGTCACTTCGTGTATTGTTATACTGAAAGTGTTCATCTTGTACAGGACAATTACCCCAACAATGTTCATTTGCTAATAAACTTAATTTAAAGTTAGGATTGATATTTTCTAAAATGTATTCTTTTGCTTTTTTAATACGTAATAGTTGATCTCTATCACGCATTAAATCTCTATCTAAATTAACATAATCAAATCCTGCTTCTGCACATTTAATTACTTCGTTAGGACGTTGTACATTACGTAAGATAGTATTCTTTATAAAAAGCTCAGGAAATTCTTTTTTAATTTTACCATTTAATAACCATATAGTATGTGGTAATGTTACTGTTCTAATACCCCGTTCATATAAAGGTTTAAAATGTTCTATCCAAAGATCTAATAAATCTTCTCTCGGCGGGACTTCAATATTATTATAGGTAGCACTAAGAGGTATTCCAAGTTTTTCTTGGAACATCATACTATTATGAATTAAATCAGTTGCTTGATTTTTATCAAACACATCGCCCATTGCATCCTGTATAAATGGAGGAGTTCTTGTTGTAAAATAAATGTCATAGATATAGTCTTTGTATTCTTCTACTAAACTATAAAATTTTTGAAACTCGTCAATTTTTAATTTAGGATTTAGTGGTATACTAAATATCTTCATTTTTCCATTCATTCCAATGCGGCCATTTATCTAACGGACATGCTACTCCTGGAGTTTCATCTTTAATACTTGACTTAGCATATGCAAGGCATCCACAATTACCACATATCATTCTATACGGTTCTTCGTTTTCGCCTTCGCCTATAATACCAAACTCACAACCTTTACATATGCCAAGGCGATGCATTCTGAAATCCCAGTCTCCAAGTTCATAATCATTCGGAGTCGGGACGTTTGAGTAAATTTTTGACATCGTCATAACCAATTTGTGTCAGTAAATTTTCAGCAGCTGACTTGCCACCGTAGTCACCTGTGATACCTGTAATATTTGGAAGCTCAAATGGTTTTTCATTTGGTTCGTTTTGAATTAAAAGATTGCGTGTAGCATCTTGGATTTGTGCAATGCCTTTTTCCATTTTGCTGCTGTTTGCAAGTGCATAAGCAATAGTTGCTTTTTGTACATCTGCAGGCATTTGCATAATACTTTCAAGGTTACCAGTACCAATTTTCCCAGTAGTAAGCATGTCATACATTGCTTGTCTGCCCATACGTTTAACCCAGTATTCTTTTTCTTTTTCTTCCCAGTTATCTTTATATGATTTAATAGTATCTAATGTATCCTTTGGGGCAACTTTTTTTGCAATGTTTACAAACTTTTGTAATTCCATATTTGTTTGCGACATGCGAATCTGTGCTTGATCCCAATCATAGCGACATTTTTTAAGTTCAATTTCTAATAATTCTTTTTCAAGATCATCTTCTTCTTTTTCAATGTCTCTTTGATATTTGCGAATTTTAACATCAAGTTTGTCAAGAGCATACTGTGCTTCTGCAAGAATATCTACTCTTGATCTAATTTCTAAACTTATTTGTTGAATTTTTCTGTGGTCTGTTACTTCGTTATTAATAACAAATGATTCGCTTTGAAACTCACTGTACGGTGTAATTTCAGTTGCTAGATAATTTAAAAGTTCATGATCTTCTGCATTAGAAGTAACTGTTTCAACATATTCTGAAATGTCGAATTTTTTATCTTCAGGGGTGCTGCTCTTTTGTACGTAGCCACCGTCTTTAAGAACAATAGGGTTTTTTGCCATTAATAGATCTCCAATAGAAGTTTGTACATCTATTTATGAAGTATTAATTAAGGCTTATTTAGATATGAATTGCAAAATCACGCTTAACAGCATCGCCAAACTCAGAGTGTCTTGGAATACCAAACCAATCTTCTGCTAGAACTGCTAAGTCTCTAATAGTAGTTGCAGCTTCAAGTTTATCAGTATAATACTGTTTTTCGCCAATTAGTCTACCAACTTCTTCGTCGTATGCTGCTGCTTTTGCAAGAACTTTTGAAATAATAACTTCTACAGCAACACGTCTACCTGATGAAATTGCATCTAGTAATGGGCCGCCACCTGCTTCTGCTTCTTTACGCTGTTGTGTCCAAGTACCCATTTCGTATTCAATAGCAGTGTTGTTTAGTGCTGCTACTCGCTGTCTATAAATTTCTTCAACATGTCTACGTAAAATAATTCTTGAGAAATCAGCAACTTTTTTGGCTTCTTCGCTAGTCCACGGACGTACAATTTTTTCATAGTTTTCAGGTGCAGTTTCAGTACCTTTAGTAGGAGTCATTGCTCCTGTAATAGTATTTTTATAACCTTTTGAAGCAGGTCTTAAAAAATTAATACCTTGATCTGCAAGATGCTCTGGAAATATTTCAGGATTTCCAAGTTCCCAGTTAACCCAGTCTGGATTTCCTACCTCAACTAATTGTAAATTAAAGTTTTGATAGATAAAAACGTGTCTAGGGTCGTTTTCTGCTGAAGTTTGTCTATATAAAATGTACATCCTATTTCCTCTTATGCAATCCTTGAGCCACCGTCGCCTGAACTCATTGATCTATCTGCGTTACCTAAGTTTTGTCCAGAAGCACTAGTAAAGTTTTGTCTCCAGTACCAACCATTTTGACATGCCTGCGGACTACATGCACCAAGTGCATATCCCCAATCTTGACCTTCTGCATAGTTAGTTTCACCGCATGGTCCAACTGGTTTACTTACCCAGTTATTTGAAATACTATTATTTGAGAAGTTATGTCTATGATAAGTTGAAGTATTATTACCACTATTTTCAACTAGTGCAAATCCATGTTTGCTTGATAATGATTTACTGTGTGCTTGGTTTGATCCACCAGGTGTAACACCACCTGACCAACTTTCGTTACTAAACGCAAACTGCTGACCATAATACGCATCATAGCCTCTTTCATCACTTTCCCAAGCATTACCGTAGTTATTTGAACTACCTCCTGCAACAGTACTAATGCTGTTGTTGCTAAATGTGTGTTTAATATTAGTTGAGTTATTACCGCCAATTGTATAGTTTGCCGCAGTACCAACTTTACCACCGTGATTACTCATTGTACCAGCATCGTCTTTAGAAGTACCGTGGTTACCATTGCTAAAACTTGATTCAGTAAACATGTTCATGCCTGAATAGTCTGAATAAGAACCTAGTCCGCCACCAGTACCGTATACCCACATACCAGTATCACCCCAACCACCTGAGCAGTAACCTGCATTTCTGTCTAGTCTGTCGCCTAGTGCAGTATATCCGTTGTTAGAAATTTGCAGTCTGTGACCTGCTCTATGTACTGTAGAACCTACGTATCCGCCTACAATATAACCATATGAGTAAACTTGTCTGTAGTAATATTCGTTATTAACTGTAATAGCAAATGCGCGATCTGTATAATCGCCTAGTAGCGTATCAGTTGCACGTAAAGTAAAGTTAAATGTTTGACTCCAGGCACCACTTAGTGTTGACCAGTCAACTGTGCCTGTAATAGTACCTGAACTGTTAATACTTAAACCTGAAGGTAAACTACCACTTGCTACACTAATTGAAATACCGTGTCCTTGTGGATCGTAAGCAGTAAAACTATTACTAAACGAAGTCATAGTATTTGTACTGTATGTAGTACCTGCGCCTTGGTTCCAAACAGGACCATCGTTAACCAATGACGTCATTGTAAATGACTTATCAGTAGTTCTTCCGCTGCTATCAGTTGCTCTAAGTGTAAAGTTGTAATCTGTATTTGAACTTACGCCTGGTGCTGTAAATGTTAATACACCAGTTGTGCCGTTAATGCTTGTACTAACTAGTGATCCTGCACTAACAATAGAATATGTAATGCCGCCACCTTCTGGGTCAGTTGCGTTAAATGTATATGTGTTTTGAGTATTTTCCCAATAATCGCCAATGTCTGCACCAGTAGTCCAAATTGGATCTGCGTCAACTGTAACAGCATCTTCAAGAATAAAACTTAAACCTGTGCTGTTTACAACAGACAAACTGTACGGTTCGCCTGCTTGTGTCATTGTATTTGGTGCTGTAAATACTGCTTGTACTTGTGTACCGCTAAGTCTAGTTACACTTGAAGGAACAACAGTACTACCGTCCGAGCCATATGCTCTAACTGTTACACTTGAACTAAAGTTACTACCGTTAATAACAATAGTTTGGGTTGTATCTGAATCGTTAACAATACTTGGATTTGCAGCACTCACAGTTGGCGGAGCAGCGATCGGCACCCATCCATTTGCTGTATATTGCTCTAGTACCTCAATAGTAGTGTTATGACGAATCATACCTACTGTTGGACTTGTAGGTCTTTGAGCAGTAGTACCGCTAGTTATTCCTGTATATGCACCAGTAAATTCTGCGTTTTTACCAGTAAAGTCTCTTAAGTCAGCCATTATAATACCTCAATTAGTTTCCATCCATGTGTAGCGTTTGTATATACCAAACCTATTGCAGCATTTTCTGTTGACAGCACTAAATCTTCACTTAAAGACATAATGTTATTACCGTTTCTAGCAATAGTACAGTTGTTAGTATCAAACGTACCTGCTAGGTCCATAATTCTAATAGTGTCACCAATTGCAGCAGTACCTGGTAGTGTAATTGTAACTGCTCCTGCTGATGTATCAACCATTAATGCTTCACTCTTATTTATTGCTGTGTTAGTTGTTGTTATAATCCAGCGTACACTACCTGCTGCTTCCCAAGTTCCGCTGTTACCGTAAACTTCTAACGCACCGTTAGTGTCGTTATAACGGAAGAAACCTGTTTCTGCAGGATCTGGACGTTGCGCTGTTGTACCTACCGGTAACGCAATGTGTGAAGTACCGCCGCCTCTGGACAGTGCTAATTGGATTTGGTCGCCGACATATGTAACAATCGCACGTTCTGTTGGAACAGAAGTATCTGAATTGTCAGCCATTGTACCGTCTGTACTAAATTCGTTAATTGTAGCACCAGTTTTACCAGCAGTAATACTACCAAGTTGTAGTTCGTTCAAACCTGTTAAGTCGAATTCTTCTGATGATAGTGTTGCTCTACCTGTGGCCTGTTCAACCTTAAAGTAGTCACCAACTCGGAAGTTACCATCTTGGTCTGTAGTTACATAGAACACACGCCCGCCGTTTGTAGCAAGTGTTTCTCTTGCTTGGTCTGGTTGCTGTGTATAGTCTGCTTGGATAATAACCGGATAGTTTGTATCTGCAAAACCACCTGTACCAATGTCTAGGAAGTCATGTCCTGTCATACGCACCTGACTGAATGATTCACGGAAGAATATCTGTGTATTATCATCTGGTGTTAAGTTTGATGTCATTGCAGGTTCAATACTAATTCTACAAGTACCTGATGCAGATCTTGCTGGAGCCGATGATGGTCCTAAGTCTGCAATAGTAGCAATAGTACTCATATTAGTTGTAACAATGCTAATTGCACCTGTTTCTGGTGTTAGCAAGTTATCGTAACGTGTTTCTCCTGAATATGGAACTGATGGATCAATACCGTTTAGCACGTTACCTACTAAACTGTTCATGTAGTTTAGTGCAGCAACAGTTTGTGCTTTTTGACTTGGAGGTAGTATTGAAACAGAACCGTTCCAATATTCTAAACCTGCGTCAATTGAGTGATCGTTTTGTTCGTATGTACCCGGAGTACTTGAATCTAAGTCAACTAACAATCCATCAATGATTAAACCAATGTCTCTACGACATGTAGCTTCGTCATAAACAAATGCTAGTACATCATTAATATAATCAATTGTATCGTTAACTAGTGTAGTTCTTAAGTTACCAATAATGTTAGCAGTGCTACGTAATTCTTCGGTAATACCTAGTGTTTGTAAATCTGGAACAACTTCGTTTGGTAGTACACCAACGCCGTTTTGGATAGCATCAATAATGTAATCCATAAATGTATCTAATGAAGTTACTTCACTAGCAGTACCTGCGCCATTACTTGTATCTTGTGTTTCAGTGTTGCCAGATTCTGGTGTAATTGAGTTTTCTAATACAACATCACCAATCAAACCTTTTAAGTGTGTAAATGCGTTAACTGTAGCAGTGATCTCACCTGGATCTGTAATAACAGCAGTTGCATTTTCAAAGTATGCTGTTGCTGCTCTACGTGTAGCACTGTTACCACCGTATAGTAAGTCATAACATAATGCGTCAGCAATATAACCTGTGTCACGTCCACATACTGCAACGTTGATTCCTGCAGGTGGATTGTTGTTGTTTACATATGCAACTACATCTTCTTGTAAGAATGTTCTGTTTGCTTGGATTTGATCAACTGCATTAATAACACCAGTTGATGTTCCTGTTGGTGGATCAAATACTAATGGATCTGCTGCTGTATCTGTACTAGTTACACCATTTTGAATAATATCTAGTACTTCGTTAACTGCTACTTCAACACGGCTTTGTCCTAGTGAACTTGCCGCAACCGCAGTTGATAGTGTATCTCTAATATATTCAATAGCGCCAATAGTTTCAGTTAACTGATCTGCTTTTAGTGTAGCAGTTGTAGCACGTTGATATGCTAGACCTGCTGTTACTGAGTTATAGTTAGTACCTAGTGCTGAGTCCCATTGAGCAGCGTCAATAATAATACCTGAGTCTCTACGACATTTTGCTTCGTCGTATGTAAACTGTGGATAGTTAGTGTTAATCCAACCAATAACTTCTTCTTCAATAAATAGTCTGTTACCGTTTAACTGGTCATATACATTAGGGTTATTATCCTGTGTATCACCAAAACTTTCAATAAAGTTATCAACAGCAATCGCAAAGTAATCTTGGTCAATACCTGCAATTTGAATAACTGAACCTTCTTTTGGAATACGTGCTAGGTCACTAATACTAAAGTTAACACCAGTACCAATACCAGCAAAACCTGCTCTAGTACCAATCACAGTGTTTACTTGTGTTGGATCTTGACGTAATGAATAATCAGTTATAGATGCCGCAGTAAGCACAGGACTTAACAAGTGTACACTGTAAGTAGTTGCTTCTGCTAATGTATCATCTGTTGTAACATAAGAGTTGTTAGTTGTAATTGTCCAACTACCACTTGCAAGTGTGCCCAAGTCGTTGTTATCACGCTGTACATCAAATATTACAGAGTTTGCGTTGTTTATACCGCCTGTAATAATGTTAACACCGTTTAGTTCAACGCCGTACAATGCAATATTGTCAGTTCCGTTTGTATAATCTTTAGTGTATTGAATAGTATTACCGTTACTTGAAATTCTCATTAACACACCAATATCATGTGATCCATTGTTAAAGTAACCCGAAGTATAAATCCAATCACCCTGTGCTTTAACAGCATGCCAAGCACCTACATTTGAACCACTTGCTAATTGTTTCTGCCAAGCAACTGTACCATCTAGTCTAATTCTCATAGCAAACGGACGATCTACAGTTTGGTGTGTAGCCTGACCTACAGCCATAAAGTAAATGCCGTCGCCGTTACCATTATCTAGTGCTAGATCATTAAATGTAATATCACCGTACTCGTATGATTCTTCTAAAATACCTAGTGTTGACAATCTTGTCATAATACTTGTATTATTAGTATCGTCACGCATCATAACAAATAGTTTGTTCTCTGCATCTGCATTACCGTTATTTTCATATGTATCTTCAGAGTTACCTGGAGCAACAGTAAATGCACCACAACTTGCTTTCATAGTGTTTAATGAACCGCTGCTGTAACTAATACTACGTGACCATTGTTCAAGACCAGCAGCGTTAATTTTAATAACTGTAACACCATTTGTAGAGTGGTTGCCAATAATATATGTATTAGATCCATCAGTTACCATATCTACAATTTCATCTGTTGAAGAAATAGTTTTTTGGAATTGAATTTCACCCGACTTAGTAATTTTAAGAACAAAGCCTCTATTTGCTGCTCCGTCCCAATGAATACCACCACAGAAGTAAGCATCAGATGTTTCAACTACTGAGTGTAGTGTACCAAATGCACCTGTGTATGTGTATACCCAGTCTGGGTCGCCACCTGAATTATATTTTGCAATAATAGGAACACTTGTTGTATTGTCCCAACTTGATGTTGTATCCGTTCCTGTTGGATTAATGTGTCCTACATAAACATAGTTTGCAGTTTCATCACGATATGTTGTAAAGATATGTGCATCTGTACCAATTGTTTGTACAGAAGTAAGCGTGTCTGCTGTTAAACGTAAGCGTCCTTCTAGCGGAGTTTCTGCTTGTGAGTAACCATCTGCTTTAACACCTAGTTCACCATATGCTGACGAACCGTTTACAGCACGAATCTTACCACCTGACTCTGCTAAGTAACCAATCGCACAATAGTATGTGAATACAGATACAAGTTCGCATCGTCCGTCGTTTCTAACGTGGACACCAATACCGTCTGAGTTGATCTGTGTCCAGTCATTTGCAACCATTGACTTATAACCACCATTATGTAGTCCACCGTCAATAAGCATACCTGTACCTTCTGGTGAGAAGTTAGTACAGTTTTGTACGTATGGTGATTGTGATGTAATCCAAACTGATGTATCATCTGGACCAGTACCCGGATCAAGGGATACTTGAACTGAACCTGTGCTAAAACCTCTAAATACCACGTTACGAATACGCACTGCGTTGTTTACGTGGAATACTTCTGAGTTAGCATTTGGAGTAGATCCGTCATCGGAAATACCAATACCGTAACCTTCGTCACGTGAGTTGTTTGGTGATACTGAAACAGCACCTAGTCCTTGACCTTCAAGTACAACACCACGTCCTAGTTTAATCGGACATTGTTCTTCGTATGTTCCTGCGAACAATGAAATAGAACACTGTCCATTGTTGTAAGTTTCTTGTGCAGCATGGTGAATTGTTCTCCATGCAGTAGCAGGTGTACGTCCGTCGCCGTCTGCGTCAGAACCAGTTAGTGATACATAGAAAGTGTTTGATGGATTTTGGAAACCCCATTTAACATCAACACCATCGGAATACAAGTAAGAACCTGCAGGACCAATCGGTAAACGTTCTACGTTTACTGGACCTCTAATTACAATGTCACCGCGTGTAGTATGTAAACCGTTTGTGTCACCTTGTGACATCAAGTTCCATTTATCGTTATCTAGGTCTGGCTGATTACCTTGGTTAGCAGGAATAATACTAATATAACTGTTTGTAGCATATTCAACTACATCACCAATTTTATATTCGGTATTTGTATCCCAGTTACCTTGCCAAATAAAGCCATCGTGTAATAGATCCCAATCAGTGCCGCCATTTGTAATAGTTGCTGGTGTAACACCGTCTGAGTGCATATCGTTATGATAGTAACATAGATAATATAATGTTTCTGGAGTATCGTACGTTACATCAATTGTAATTTTTCTTGTTGTAGCAGTTGCCCAGTTTGTAATATAATCGCCAACTGTTGCTTGCTCTACACCGTTAATATAATACTTAACACCATCTTCAAATTCTACACCAGCGTTTAGTACGCCGTTATTTGTTGTAGAGAAATAAATTGGATGATTGGCCATTGACGGATCATCACCAACAAATGTGTATTGGCCACCTGGCTTAAATGTTAGACTTGGATATAAGTTTCCATCAAGTCTATATTTGTTGCCACCTGCTTCAGATGTTACAGTTACTACATAGCTCTGTTTTAAGTTGTCGCTTGGATCACTGCTTGCATTATTTTTTCTAGCAATATACGATCTGCCACCATGTCTTACAACATCATTGATTACATAATCTTCAGTTGTATCCCAAATGTTCATCCAACGGTAACCACCGTCGTTTAATAATTCAAAGTATACACTTGCATCAGGTGTTGCTCTTACACTACCATCATTAGATGTAATAGTTGCAGGAGTTGTACCATCTGAATGCATGTTTAAGTGATAGTAACATAGATAATATAATGTTTCTGGAGTATTTTGATCAACTACTAATACAATTTTTCTTGTAGTTGCAGTTGTGTAGCCTGCAAGATAAGCGTTAAGGTCTACTTGTTGTACACCGTCTAAGTAATAAGTTACACCGTTTTCAAATGGTGTTCCGCCGTCTAGTACGCCATTGTTTGTTTCTGAGAAGTACATAGCATGATTAGTTGTTGAACTATCATCTAGTGTAAATGTGTAAGTACCACCTTCTCTAAATTCTAAGTTTGGATGTCTTAATCCATTAAGTTCGTATTTGTTACCATTAGCAGTAGATACTATAGTTACATAGTAATCTCTTAAAGGGTTTGCACCTTCTACTGGATGGTCTTGTGTACAAATGTAAGTTCTAGCACCTTGCTTAACAATGTCGCCTCTTAGGTAAGGAGCAGCGTTGTCATACTCGCCTGCCCACTTAGTACCTTCCATCATCAATTCCCAACTTGCATTGTCAGTTGGAGAAGTTGTTGATTGGCTTTGTACCATGTTAAGGTATAGTTGTGCTCCTGAAAGAACAATATCGCCTGGGTAGTAAGTTGTTGAACCGTCCCACTTACCTTGCCACTTAGTACCTTCAGAATGTAAATCCCACTCGCTTGAAGTTGGAAGTGCAGTTGTTACTTGATTAGCAACATAAACTTTACCACTAAAAATTACTACTTGTCCTGGCTTGTATTCTGTACCAACACCTGGAACAAATTCACCTTGATAATCATAACCTTCAACTAGTACGTCCCATTTTGATGTATCGTCCGGGCGAGTTCCTAAGTTGTCGTCTTTTGAATAATATAAGTATCCACCAAATTTTACTACGTCACCTTCTACATATTCTACGTTAACGTCATATGTGCCTTCATACTGCATACCGTCAACGAGTTTTTGCCAGTATTCGCTTAGTGGAGGTGATGTATCTGTTGATTCGTCTGGTGTGTGATCTTCAATACAAATGTAAACTGCTGCACCGTATGTAACAACATCATTTGTAGTATAGTTAATCTGGTTTGTCCAAACACCTTTGTTTGCAAAACCAGTTGTCATAATTTGCCAGTAACCTGCGTCTAGGTCTGGTTCAAATGATAATCCTGTAGCGTGTCCTTGTAGGCAGATATAAACGTTTGGACCATAGCTAATAACATCATTAATTTTGTATCTAACAGCACCTGCACCTTGGTCTGAAGATGGAAGCCATGTTCCTTTCCATTCAAAGCCTGGTGTCATTAAGTTCCAGCGTTGAGCTGAAAGATCGACATAGAAGTCCGATGCATCTGAAGTGTGGTTAATTACACAAGTATATGTGTTACCACCATATCTAATAATGTCATCCTTGATATAAGCAGTGCCAGTGTTCCATTCACCTTGCCACTTAAATTTTAGTCTACCTAGGATAATGTCTGCCATAGTTGTTCTCTACCTTACAATTTAGTATTATTTATCATTACATCGGTCCAGGGTATGTGTAGTCGGCATAATACCTTGCAACTAGAAACCCTTCATCGTTTAAATAATATGTTACGTTGTTTTGATCTGTGTACCACTGGTCGTACGTATGTCCGTCGAGCCTATCATGGTCATTTTCATAGTGCGACTGTAAGCCGTAATCGCCTCTTGCACCTGTTTGAACTGGATCCGGTAAGTTTGTACCGTCTGTTAAATTTGCAACCTGTGTGGGGTCGTCTAAGTCAATTTTTGTATACACTAATAAGTCGCCCTCGTCACCGTCTCTGCGGAATGCATGAAACCCAGTATAGTCACGAATACCAACTCTTCTAATCGGATCTGCCATTGATATACTCCTGCTAATGTATTTAGCAGTTTTAAGAAACTTTGAAAGATACGTTAAAACTGACTGTTGTGCGATGTGCATCTTCAGTTTCATGTAAAACACGGTGCTGTAAGTATGGTGGAAACAGTATTAAGTCATTGGAGGCAAAGTCAGGTGTTTCTTTAATATCGCTTATACCAGCAGCATTTTTTACACCTTTGTTAGGATCTAAAAATTGAATCCTACAGGTAGATTTTTCTTCTTGATCTAATACATATACACCACAAGCAACAATGCTGGGGCCAATATGATCATGTGATTCTTGAAATTGAGTGTTAGTATACTTGTTGTGCCAACTTACAATGTTTAAAGTACACTGTGGCAATAATCCGTGTTCATGATCCAAATAATCTGTAATGTGTTTAAGGAAATTTTCGCCAATAAATTTATCTAAA